GCCAGAATGACCAGCTTCGTGATGCTGCCACGGGACTCCTTGGTGTGCAGCGAAACCTTCTCCTGGTTCACCTTGACCGTGTCGACGTCCTGTGTCTCCTTAATCTCCTTCATGTGGTCCTGGACCTGCGCCCGGAGCTCCTTCTCACGCTTGTTCAGCACAGACATGTCTTTCCTCGCAGCAGCAAGCTGGTGCTTCAAGGAGAGCCATTCGGTCATAATGGATTTAAACTCGTCCATTTGGTAGTTAAAGGTGTTTATTTTTTAAGTGCTCTTCGTCCCAAGTCGCTTTGCGACTTGTTCCGTGCCCAAGTCGCTGTCTACTTCTCGTAGCTGTTCTCAATCTCAAACTTGGGGCGCATTGTGTCGGGAGGAATGGTGGACAGGTTAAAGATGCTCACTGCATCACGGGGGTTGGCTGGCTCGGAGCGGAAGTCGCGGTTGGCGTTACGCAGGTTGCCGCCGATCGTCTCGGGGAAACCAATCTGGGCACGTGGGTCCAGGAAGTTCTGACCAGACAGGATGGCGTCTGGAGAAAACTGACCGAAATCCTCGGTCGTCACCACCTCCTTGGGAATCAGACCTACATTGGTGTTGTCGTACACTGGCATGTCAACGGTCCGCATCATGGAACCGCTGCCAACCTCGAAGGGGGCTGGGTCATCCACTGACATGAATGTGCCACCTGGAGCAGAGATGTGTGCACCACCCTGCGTGATACGAGCACCATCACCGGCTGGACCAGCATCTTGGGCGGAAGCGCCGACTGGGTCGCTTCCGGTTGGGATATAGCCGCTACGCTGAGGATAAAATACCATCATGGCAATCAGGAACAGAAGAATCAAAATCGCCAGACCTTTGCCGTCCATGTTATAGTAGTATACGACTTTTTTTTTCAGTCCAGGTAATCCGTCGGGTCATCCTCCTCCGCCTCTGGCTCTGGCTCGTCTGCAAATTGGAACTCGACTGGGTACCCCTTCGTCTTTGGCTTTTGTGCCACCCGCTGACGAACCTGGACGACGCGCCAAATGGGACCGAAGGATCGCTTGAGGAACCAGAGACCAGCCAGCTCAAACAGGAAATCACACGCTCCTGAAATCTCCTCAACGGGGTTCTTCTGAGCATCAAAGAATGTCGTCACCACCTTGCCCTTGATGGAAGCCAGTGTGGCTGAGAGCTCACCGTCAGCAGACAGGCTGGCCTGGTACGCAGAACGAATTGTCTCGGTCGAGACATCCTTGCCAAACCACTCGAGCTTGCTCACCTCCGCCTGACTCAGAAGCTCGTTATCAATATTCTCAAACAAAGTTTTNGAGGGAACCTTGAGGTTCACCTGACGCGTCTCCTTGGTNAGAGTTCCNTCAACCTGTACATTGTTCACCTGGTGGAACACACGGGAATCACCCTTTGCTGACACCTTGAGAAAGTAACGACCGTCGGGAATCTTTACGGGAGTTCCGTACTCCATGTGTTCAAAAAACAAACCTAAGCTCTAAGTAGAAATGAGCGTGGGAGTTTGTCCCTCTGGGTACTTTCCCATTCCAGGGGATTCGTCCAATTGTGCCACGTCGACGAGTTCAACCATCGTTAAGAAAATATGTCCGACTGGGTACACTATTCAGTCCAATGGACTCTGTGGAACAGGCAACACGTACGTGACGACGGGACCGACGTACTGTGGACCACAATACACTGGGAAGAACTGTACGTATCAGAGACAATTGACACCGGGAATCACTGTCGCAACAGGAACGGAATCGGGTCCGAACATGATTTGTGCATTCCAGGAGGGTGGTGTACAGTTTCCATGTGATCCAGGGTGTTGCGAAGCGCCTTCAAAAGAAACGACGAGCGGTGGTGATGGGTCAACGACGAGCGGTGACGGAGTAACTGGCAGTGACGTGTTTCCGTTATGGGCCATCATCCTTCTGATTGTTCTGGGGACTCTCATGATGGCTCTGTTTCTCGTATTGGCTGCCAAAAAAATGTCACGAAACAGTAGATATGGAGGAGTCCCTACCAAAGGTTGATTACCTCACGTCATACAATTTCGTAAAAGACACGCCCGTGTACGGTGGTTTCATGGTGTGGCACCTCATCATGTTCATGGTCCTCGGACCCATGTTGACATGGCCAATGCTGACCCTTCTTCTTCTCGTGTTTGGTACCCAAACTGCCAAGCTAGTTAAAGATGTGAGGGGCTCAACAAGTATCAATGGCTGACACCATCACTCTCCAGACTATCTTCGATGAGATCAAGCTCCTCCGCAAGGACCTCCGCAAGGTGAAGAACCTGATTGAGGACCCACAGGGCGAGAAGGCCAAGGCTCGTTCGACGACCAACGGTTTCAACAAGCCGCTGGACATCTCCGAGGAGCTGCGTAAGTTTCTGAAGATGGATGTCGGTGAGCAGATTTCCCGCTCTCAGGTGACCAAGAAGATGAACGAGTACGTGACGGAGAAGGGTCTGAAGCAGGGTCAGAACATCAACATGGATGCCTCTCTGAAGGCTATCCTCGACCCCCCAGCTGACGTACAGGTGACGTTCCTGAACATCCAGAAGTACATCAACAAGCACTACATCAAGGCGGAGAAGCCCGTGAAGGAGAAGGCTCCCGTGGCAGCTGTCGAGGCTGAGACGCCAAAGCCAGCCGTGGCAAAGCGCCCGACGGTGAAGAAGGCGTGAAACAATCGGTGTTGCATGCTGGATTTTTTCCACAGTCTAATGTAATATGCATAAACTACTGATTCTGTTTCTGATTCTCGTCGCTCTCTTCTTCATGTTTATGAAGAAATCAGACGCAGCTAAAATGATTGATGTGGCGGGAACAACTGGTCCCGGGTACATCCCGGCTTTCCAGGGGCATCCCCAGATTGGTGTCAAGTCCTGAGCCCCGGGGACAACAGGATTCCTGTTGGACTTAAAAACAAAATGTGTGTACTATAAAATGGAAACCGTTGAATCGCCAGAGCTCATCGATGCCCCAAACATCGACCGCGTGGCGCTTGAACGCCTTGTAGGAACTAAAATTAATGACATCAAGTTGTACCGCAGATCTTTCACGCATAAATCAGCACTCAAAAAGTACAAGGGTCTTGAAGGCTCGTATGAGACGCTGGAATTTATGGGTGATTCCGTTCTTGGATTTATCATTACGCGATTTCTTTTTGAAAAGTTCCCAGAGGAGCAGGAGGGTTTTTTAACCAAGGCGCGTACCAAACTCGTGAGAGGCAAGACGCTCTGCGAAATTTCAAAACGACTCGGACTTGATAAATGGGTCCTCATGGATGACAAGGGGATGCGTAACGGCTGGAACACGAATGAGAATATCCTCGAGGATGTTTTCGAGGCGCTTGTCGGTGCCATCTATCTCGACATGGGGATGATTCACGCCAAGTCGTTTGTGTTTGCGGCGTTTGACCACATCGATATGAACCTCACTGATGACAACTACAAGGACCAGTTGATGCGGTGGTGTCAAGCGAACAAAGTACCCTTACCAGAGTACCATGTTCGTGGTCAATACAACGGCACGTTTCATATCGAGGTTGTTGTGGATGGTGTTCCACATGGTTCAGGTTTTGGAAGTACGAAGAAACAGGCGGAACAATTTGCAGCCCAGATTGCACTTAAGACGACAGACCGTTTCAAAAAGTAGAAATGGGGTGGGGCATTTGCTTCGCACTTGATGCCAACGGTTATGTGTACTGTGCAGACGGATGCAAATGGCGTTCAACTGCGTCGGACTATGCGAACTACCCTGTGTGGCCTTCGGCGCGTCACGCTATCCTCGAGTACTTTCAGATGGAGGCGCACAGCGAGCTCGATATGGTCAGAGACGAGTGTCCTGGAACTGCTGCGGCGCTTCGGGATGCGTGCGACGAGCACATCGGCTATGCTGTGCGTCAATACGGACGTCTGAGTGACGAGAGAAAGATCCGTCTGCATGAACAGAAGATGACTGAGCTCGAGGGATATCTCGATCACAACAAGGTGGCACTTGAGCGGAGCCTTGAAGAGTATAAGGAGTCTAAGGTGGCTTGGCAGAATTATCAGAAGAACCCACCCAAGGTGAAGCCAGCCAAGACGCGCGCCGACGAGCTTCGCCAGATTACGGCTCCGTACCGGCTCGAGCTCGAGATGGAGGAGGCGGCGGAGGAGTGCGATCGACTCAAGATTGCCAAGGCGCGCGCGATGCGCATGCTCAACCGCGAGAAGAAGTTTACGTTGAGTTAAACAGTCTGTGCCTTGTATTTGAAAGATGCACCCACGTGCAAAAGAACTTATCGAACAAACATATGCCGATCAGCGCAGTCAGGAGTGGCTCAACCTCCGTGGAAATCTGCTGACTGCGAGCGATGCGGCGACAGCAATTGGACTCAATCCATATGAAAAACCTGAAGGACTTTTGGCAAAAAAGTGCGGCGCTGCGCGTCCGTGGGCGGGAAACGAAGCGACGGCACACGGAACTCGTCTCGAACCCATGGTTCGTGATTTGTACGACATGCGTCATGGTCAAATTTCACACGAGATTGGTCTCGTGCAACACCCGGTACACAAATTTCTCGGCGGAAGTCCTGATGGAATCACGGAATCGGGTCGACTCCTCGAGATTAAGTGCCCTCTGAGTCGAAAGATTAAACCTGAAGTTCCGGGATATTACCTGCCACAGATTCAACTTTTGCTTGAAATTATGGATCTTGAGGTGTGTGATTTCCTTCAGTACAAACAGGGACCACCCGAGGAGTTTGTCATCGTCGAGGTTCCACGTGACCGTGAATGGTTTGCACGTTATCTACCAGTCATGAAGGCATTCTGGGACAGTGTAATTGCCATGCGTCAGAAAGGCATCTGCGACGTTGAAATTGACGAAATACAGATCGAGTCTGTCCCGGTGGAAGAATGTCAAGTTGATTTAATTTAACTGACTGCAGCACACACGAATACAATCAACGTAAGCATCTTTGATTCTTTTCACCCCCTGGTATCCATGAAGGGTTGCAAGCAGCCCATCACGAATGTCAATCGCCTGTTGTCTCTCTTTATTGGCGATAGCCAAGAGTAAACCCTTTGTCTCAGGGCTGAGTGCATCCCATGCCTTTTCAGCCTCGATCCACGTCGTGCCAGGATCATCCATAGGAGACTTGTTGTCCTGCATCCAGCGAATCATGTAGTTGTATACAGCCTTGCTGAGAGAATTGCGTTCAAAGACGTAATCGACTTCACCGTCACGGAGGATTGCAAGTTCATCATCGATCAGACTAAACTCCATGGTATAAAAAACCCCGAGATTTTTGAAAAACCAAGTGGTCGCACAGAGGCGCACTTGAAACGTCAACGCCGAGTTGGAACAAAACCATAAATATTTTCAACCTTGAACCGTCCTCTGTTGTATGGCTGACTCTTAAAGTAAACACCTGGGGATAATGGTTTCACAGTCACTCTTCTTGGGCTCTTTGAAGGTGACGAATTGCTCACATTGAAGCGACCGCGCGTCGCAACCCCTTTCGTACGGATTTCACGGTTGATTTGCATTCTGGTCTTTATCTGACGAACCGCTCTTCTCCAACGATTCAATGCGTTTTCATATGACTCGTTGATGCGCGCTAAACCTGACGGACGCCGGGTGGTGCTGGGGCGATATTTACNTGGTGGCAGTCCCTTTAGCTTATGACCCATACTCTAATCAAATAAATTAAATATCAACCACTTGTAAATGTCAGGACCGTTCAATACTCCTCGAAACTTGTGGACCAGTCAGGCTCGCAATCTCGCATATATGCTGGGAGAACTTCTGGACTCACATGAATACAGCGCGTTGACTCCCGAGAACCAACAGAAGGGATTCAACTACGCTATGGAAATTCTACATCGTCCCAGAACAAACACAAATCAGGAAAATTTGGCGAGAATCATGCTCCGAACACTTGCAAACGATTACAGTCGCAGTTGGACTACACACCCCTCATCAAGATACTTTAACGGAAACAACTACAATCCGAACGCGAACCTCTACTCCAGCCGCAACAACAGTTCTGCATCGAACACGAACAACAATCGCTCCCCTCGTCGGAACCGCCCTGCCACCGTATCGAGTTCGAAACCGAACAGCTCAGCTCCTCATCCCAACTCCAAGGTGCGTAAATTCGTCGATCGTTGGCGTCTCAAGGGTCCGATCAAACTAGTTAACCTTCCACCCAACCAGAATAACAACAAGCACAATCGTACGGACCCAGTGAATCTTCATGTGTTTCGGGTTGGTCATGAGGCTATTCAGCATCAACGCCGCAACACACAAGGGCGCGTAATTTCTACTCGATACTATCTTCTATCAACCATAGAAAAATTAGCCGGAATGAAATGGAGTGCCATTCGTCGCATGCACCCTAACAAGGTGCTTGTTAAAGGAGTTGGACCAGGGAACAAGTTTCTAGCCACAAAGCACCTACCTAATGTTATTACACGACTTCCCATGTATCGCCGGAACTTGACCCTCGTCAAGTTCAAGTGATGCAATGATCCTCATCTATCGTTATTTCACAACGAATATGTCCATAGACTATGTTATTGAACACTTCCATGACATTATCGACGACCCGCTGGATATGGTCATCTGGATGAAC